ACTCTACGTTTCCTTCCTGATGGGGATGAAAACAACACTTTCTTCTGGCAAGAACGTTTGATGATCAAACTTCCATTTGCTGGGGTGAAAGGTGAGACTGACTCTCGTCCAGTTCAAGTACAAGTACCATGTATGGAAATGTATGGCGAAACTTGTCCAATCTTGAGCGAAGTACGTGGTTGGTTTAAAGATCCTTCACTAGAAGATATGGGTCGTAAGTATTGGAAAAAGCGTTCATACATTTTCCAAGGCTTTGTGACTGATAATCCTTTAAGCGAAGATACAACTCCAGAGAATCCTATTCGTAGGTTTATTATTGGTCCGCAGATTTTCCAAATCATTAAGGCCGCATTAATGGACCCCGATATGGAAGAACTGCCAACAGATTACACAGCAGGTGTAGATTTCCGTCTTAACAAAACTTCAAAAGGCGGTTATGCAGATTATTCAACATCTAACTGGGCTCGTAGAGAGCGTCCATTAACAGATGCTGAAATGAATGCAGTTAATACACACGGCTTGTTTAATATGTCAGATTTCCTTCCTAAAAAGCCAACTGAGGTTGAAGTGAAGGTCATTAAAGAAATGTTTGAAGCATCAGTAGACGGAGAAGCATATGACATGGAGAAATTCGGTCAGTACTTCCGTCCAGCAGGCATGGCTCAGCGTACAGGTGATCCTAATACGCCAGCAGCAAGTACACCTGCACCAAAAGCAGAGGCAGCACCTGCTCCAGTAGCAGAGGCAGCACCAGAAGCAACTCCAGCACCAGCGGCTGAAGCGGCTCCTGCAGAAGGTGGCAATGCTCAAGACATTCTAGCAATGATTAGATCACGTCAAGCACAATAATATATTATGGCAGCTATTAACGAAACCGAAGCAGAGATTCACGGTTTACCTGTCAACACTTCAAAAGTTAATAGTTGCCACGCTTTTTAGATTAGGAGAATAATATGGCGACTAAAGCATTCGATCCGTCAAAGTTTAGAACAACTTTGACAAAATCAATTCAAGGCATGAGTGCCGGTTTTAACGATCCAACTGATTGGGTTTCGACTGGTAATTATGCTCTTAACTATCTTATCTCAGGAGAGTTCAACAAAGGCGTTCCGCTTGGTAAGGTAACAGTATTTGCTGGAGAATCAGGTTCTGGTAAATCTTATTTTTGTGCTGGTAACATTGTTAAACACGCACAAGATCAAGGCATCTTTGTAGTTCTTATTGATTCAGAGAACGCACTCGACGAAGAGTGGTTACAGCGTCTTGACGTTGATACATCAGAAGACAAACTGCTCAAACTCAATATGTCAATGATTGATGACGTAGCAAAGACTATTTCAACATTCATGAAAGATTATAAAGAAATGAATGAAGAAGAGCGTCCTAAAGTATTGTTTGTAGTTGACTCACTAGGTATGTTGTTAACCCCAACTGATGTTGATCAGTTTGATAAGGGTGACTTAAAAGGTGATATGGGCCGTAAGCCTAAAGCACTAACAGCACTTGTACGTAACTCAGTCAATATGTTTGGCTCGCACAACGTAGGCTTAGTGTGTACAAACCATACTTATGCTTCACAGGATATGTTTGATCCAGATGATAAAATAAGTGGCGGACAGGGCTTTATATACGCTTCTAGCATAGTTGTAGCAATGAAGAAGCTCAAGCTCAAAGAAGACGAAGATGGTAAGAAAACATCTGAAGTACACGGTATTAGAGCAGCCTGTAAAGTAATGAAAACAAGATACGCAAAACCTTTCGAAGGTGTACAAGTTAAGATTCCATACGAAACTGGTATGAATCCTTACAGTGGACTTGTTGAATTATTTGAAAAGAAAGGCGTAATAGTACAGCAAGGTAATAGACTAAAGTATATCGACAGCAACGGCGAAGAACACCTAGCATATCGTAAAGATTGGAATGGTGAAATGCTAGATATGGTTATGTCTGATTATGAACAAAAATTACTCAACGAGGTAAATATCGATATGGCGACTGATGAAGACGTCATAGAAATAGAGGAACCAGTTGAGGAATAATTAATGGATGAAAATCAAATTGCAGACTTTTGGAATCTGTTTAAAGAGTATATTGATAAAAAACAAATTGAACTTGCAGCCGAATCATTTGTTGATCTGCTTGCCGATTATGGTGTAGAAGATGATACACTTATCAATGCGTTAGGCTCAGACAGATACTTGGATAATGCAATAAATTATTATTTAGATATTGATGTTAATTATGAAGATAGAGACGACGAGGACTGGTAATGGGGTGGTATAGCGAGATATCAAGAGATATTTCCAAAATTCCAGATGCTGTACAACACTTTGAAGCTGAGCTTATTGATGCTCGTAAAGAAGTAAAACTACAAGGAAATGTAGAAAGAGCAGCAGCCGAAATGCCAGGAATTGTCGAACATCGGTTTAATCAGCTTCAAGAAATTGAAGCAATCCTAAACTATCTAAACATAGAGCTACGTAGATTGCGTAGCTCTTATTTCAAAAAATATCTAGAAAATTATCAACGAGCTCTGTCAAGCCGCGACGTTGAAAAATACGTCGACGGTGAGGCAGACGTTGTTGACTACGAAAAGATCATCAACGAGTTTGCACTAATGCGTAACAAGTGGTTAGGACTGCTTAAAGGTCTTGACCAAAAACAATGGCAAATTACTAACGTAGTTAAATTACGTGTAGCTGGAATGGAAGATGCTACATTATGACAGTAAGTGCTATAGTACCTATAAAATTAAATTCAAGAAGATTACCTAATAAAAACTTTTTAATTTTAGGCGACAAAATATTGTCAACTTATATTTTTGAAACTCTTTTAAAATGTGACAGTATAGACAACGTATATTGCTATTGTAGTAATAGTAAAATATTAGAGTTATTGCCCGAAGGTGTAAAGCATTTGCCAAGACCTGAATATCTTGATCAAGATACTATCCAAGCAAATGAGCTTTTTAGATATGCAATTGAAAAAGTAGATTCAGAATATGTTGTAATAAGTCACGCCACTGGTCCGTTTGTAACTAAAGAATCAATTGAAAGAGGTGTCGAGTCAGTTGTAAAAATGGGTTATGACTGTTCTTTTGCTGTTGAAAAACACAAAACGTATGCTTGGTATATGGGAAGACCATTAAACTATTCTCCATTCCACACAGCACAGACGCAAAATTTAAACCCTGTTTATACAGAAACAAGTGGGTTTTACGTTTTCAAAAAACAAGATTATTTAGAAACTAATAGTAGAATTAATGGAAAGCCTTATTTTGTCGAAGTAGACAAACGCGAATCTGTAGATATAGATGAAGCAAGTGATTTTAATCTTGCTAGTCAATTATTAGATTTTGATCCTAGTAAAAATTATTTTGATAATACAAACTTCTTTATAAATTACACACAAGATACAAATACTATACATCACGTATGTTTTGATCTAGACGGTTGTTTGATTGACAGTATACCTGTAATGAAACTTGCCTGGGAAGAAGCAATGGAACAAACAGGTGGATTTACAAGTTTTGATTCGTATGCGGAACTGATAGGTCTACCGTTTTTTGTAATACTTGAACAATTAAACATTGACAAGACGCATCATCAAAAAATCAAAGAAATTTTTGATAAGGTTAGTGTCGAAAATTTAAATAATGTAGTTGTTTTTGATGAAATAGTTGAATCGTTAGAAAGGTTACAAAAGAATAAAATTAAATTATCAGTAGCAACGTCAAAGCCTAAGGAACGCACTCACTTAATATTGTCTACACTATTTCCGACTATTAAGTTTGATAGTATTACAACTCCAGAAAGTGTCAAGAGAGGAAAACCTTTTCCAGACCAATTACTATTATCTTGTTTAGATACAGGAACAGAACCTAAGAATAGTGTGTACGTTGGCGATATGGATGTAGATAGACAAGCAGCAGAACGTGCAGGATTTAATTTTCTTTTTGCTAAGTGGGGCTACGGAAATATAAAAAATGAAAAATTGCCTTGGTTTATGAGTATGAAAGATCTTGTTGATTTTTTAGTAGGTAAAGATGAAATTTGATAGCTACGTTAATTTACATAAAGGACAACGTTGTTTTATATTAGGCAATGCTCCTAGCCTTGCTAAAGAAGATTTAAGTTTATTAAAAAACGAAAATGTATTTGTAGTGAATAGAGGTTATCTTGCCAAAGACCTAGGACTGCAAAATTATACATACTATGTTTGTGCAGACGAAAACGTATACAATTCTGCACCAACAGAAATACAAAACTTTGTAACTGTTCCTAGGTTTTATCATCATGAAATTTATAAAAGCAAGCAGTATGCAAAAGAAGATTACATACCAATTAAAAAAACTCACAGTCACACAGGCTTATTAAATGGACAATTTCCAAAGTCTTTTGAAGAAGGGTGGGGCAATACTCGTACAGTAGCATTTGACACATCACTTATTGCATACTTTATGGGCTTTACTGAAATATACTTACTTGGTGTTGACTTATATCATCCTTCTAAAGATAACAGCCATTTTTATAAAGCTGAAGCACGAGAAAATAAGTCATTTGGAGCATACCATAAGCGTACTAATGAGATAACTACTATTATAACCAAATTTGCAGATTTTTTTCAAGAGAAAAATATTGTTTTTAAAAACTTATCTAGAGACTTTGCTTTTAAAAAATATATGCAAACAGACCTATTAGACAACATAATGAGAGAATAAGATGAAAACAGTTGGACTCGACAGATATGAACTTTTAAAATATATGCCGACAGGCATAGTAGCAGAAATTGGTGTTGCTACAGGAAGATTAAGTAAAATCATTCTAGAAAATAATAAACCAAAAAAATTAGTATTAATCGATGCCTGGAAAAATTTTGATCTAGGATATGCAGACGACAACATGGTAACTGAAGATAAACATGAAAATCGCTATCAATCAGTTAAGAAGATGTTTGCAAAGAACAAAGCAGTATCTATAGTAAGAGACTTTAGTACAGCAGCCTCTGAAAAATTTGAAGATAATTATTTTGACTGGGTATATGTTGACGCTGATCACAGTTACGAAGGATGTTTAAAAGATTTAGAAGCATATGATAGTAAAGTTAAACAAGATGGCTACATTTGGGGACACGATTGGTTACCCGGAACATTTACTCAAAAGGGATTTGAAGTTAATCGTGCAGTTAAAGACTTTGTTGAAAGTAAAGGTTATATATTATCGTTTATTACAAACGAGCCTAAATTTGCAAGTTACGTAATTTCAAAAAATCAACTATCTCACAATAAGTTGTTGGATGTGTTAGATGTATGAAGATAAATTTATAAGAAGAGATAGTAATGTATACGGAAAACATTGGCTATGGCCAAAAGAAGATATAGGAGTCTGGAAACACTTCCACAAACCTGATATTATAAATTCGCTGAACGAAATTCTATCGCTATGCAAATCAAAAAGAACTGTAATACAAGCTGGCGGAAATTGCGGTATCTATCCTGTTTATTTTTCAAAACATTTTAGTAAAGTAATAACCTTTGAGCCAAGTACCGATAATTTTTACTGCTTATGTAACAATGCAAAACAAGACAATATTTACAAATATCAAAGTGCTATAGGAAATAGTACAGAACCGGTAAGAATAGAAAAAGTACAAAATATCGGAGGATATAAAGTATTAGGTGAAGGATCCATTCCACAACTTACAATTGATAGCTTTGATTTAAAAGACGTTGATTTAATACAATTAGATGTCGAAGGACACGAAGGTTATGTAATTCAAGGAGCATTGGAAACTATTAAAAGATGTAAGCCTTGGATTATGTTAGAAACTAAGAGTAAAAATGCTAGCCATTCTATATGGTCAAAAGCAGAATTAGATAAACTTATGCTAAGTATCGGATATGAAATTTATTCTGAACCTACACGCTTAGATACAATTTATAAGGAAAAACTATGAAGATTAAATTTTGTTGTACAGCATCTGACGATTATTTAGAAAAATATGATCGTTGTTATAAGAGTCATTTAGAATACTGTAAAAAGTACGATATAGATTATGTTATAGACGGAGAGCCGTTAAAAGAAGGTCAAACTCGTGCAGAGTGGTATTGGCGTAAGTTATCTAGTACATTACAACACTTTGACGATTACGATTATGTGGTTGTTATCGATATAGATATTGAAATTAAACCCAATACGCCTAATATAAGATCAGTTATTGACGACAATAGCATTTTTTATGTTAATGGTATTAGCAATAGGCCTAACAGCGGATTTTTAATAATTAAAACAGACGAAATAGGTAAGAAATTTATACAAACAGTATTAAAAAACAGAAATAGACCAATCGAAAAAAGATTTAAGGCTCCCGGCGAAAACGGACACGTTATTGAATACTTGCACGACTATCCAGAGAATAGTAAAGAATTGCCTATAGAATGGAATTGTAGTCAGCCTCAGTTTATGGATCAAAGTTTTTTATTGCATTATACAAATAAGTTAAGTAGCTATTATAATAATATACAGGTATGAAAAAAATTTTAGTAACAGGCGGTGCTGGCTTTGTTGGAAGTCATTTGTGTGAACGATTAGCAAAAGAAGGTAACACAGTTTATAGTCTAGACAATTATTTTACTGGATTAGTTAATAACCATTTTGACAGTGTAACTTATATCAAAGGTGATACAAAAGACATTTCTAAATTAGTAACATTCTCTCCAGATATAATTTATCATTTAGGAGAATATTCTAGAGTAGAACAAAGTTTTTCTGATGTTGATTTAGTACACGAGTATAACACTGTTGGAACATTTAATGTTTTAGAATTTGCTAGAAAAAATTCTTGTAAGGTTGTATATTCTGGAAGCAGTACAAAGTTTGGTGACGGCGGTTTAGGACGTAACGCTTCTCCATATGCATATACAAAAGCATCGAATACAGAATTAGTAGTCAACTATGGAAATTGGTTTAATCTTCCTTACGCAATTACATATTTTTATAATGTTTACGGTCCAAGAGAAATTAGCACAGGAAAATATGCCACACTAATAGCATTATTTAAAGAAAAGTATAAACAAGGGCTACCTCTAACAGTAGTTTCTCCCGGGACACAAAAAAGAAACTTTACATACATTGATGATATTATCAATGCTTTAGTATTAATCGGAGAGCACGGATATGGTGATGAATTTGGTATTGGAAGTGACGAATCTTTTTCTATACTAGAGGTTGCTAAAATGTTTGGAACTGATATAGAAATACTTCCAGAACGTCAAGGTAACAGAATGACATCAGATGTTGTGACAGATAAGACTAAAGCATTAGGCTGGCATCCTAATCATAGTTTAAAAAAATATATTGAAAAATTTTTATCGGAATGAAAATTTACGAACTACATAGAAAAGACAAAACTAATATAGGTGATTATTGGTGTAATCCTAGTCGTTATTTTAAATTTAAAAACCTACACAGCGAAGAACTTATACATAACAATTCTCTAACATCTGATGATGCTTTAATTGTAGGCGGCGGCGGCCTTATACACAAAAAGTTTCAATTACATATAGATCGTATTTTAGATAAAAAACCTAAAATAAGTGCGCTATGGGGCATAGGTCATAACTTTGGAAAAAAACATATACAAAAAACTAAAGACGATGTATATTATCCTAATTGGATTAAGAAAGCAAGTCTAGTAGGAATACGCGACTGGATTCACGGTCATTATGATACATACCTTCCATGCGTGTCTTGTATGCATCCTGCATTTGATAAAACATATGAAATAAAAAACGAGGTTGTCTTTTATACCCATGCGTTTAAATCTAAGTTTCAACCTTCTAAAAACGACATAGTAATGTCAAATAGCGAAAAAGACTTTGATAAAGTAATTTCTTTTTTAGGCTCTGCAAATACAGTAGTAACTGACAGTTATCATGGAGCATATTGGGCACAACTTTTAGGAAAAGATGTTAGAGTATTAAGTTGGAGTGTAAAATTTGATCATATGAAATATCCTCCTAGTTTTCTAGAGCATATTACTAAGTGGCAAGATGTAAAAATAAATTTGCCGCCAGCAGGTTACCTCGACGAGTCTAGAGAACTAAACATACAATTTTACCAAAAGTTTTTAAATCTATTTTAGTGCCACATAAATATCGTTATGAGCAAGATAGTTGTAGTCAGCGGAGGCTTTGATCCTCTACATTCCGGTCACATAAATTTATTAGAATCAGCCGCCGCATATGGCGACAAACTAGTTGTACTTGTAAACAGCGACGAATGGTTAACAAGAAAGAAGGGCAGGCCTTTTATGCCTTTCGAAGAACGTTCTGTTATACTTGAACGTATGCACATGGTAGACAATGTGTATGGTGTAGATGATGTAGACGGTAGTGTAACCAAAGGACTTATTCAGATTAGAGAAGCATTTGGTCACGAACATGAGTATGTATTCTGCAACGGAGGCGACAGAGGTAAAGATAACATACCAGAAATGGATGTAGAAGGATATGAGTTTATATTCTCAGTCGGGGGAGATTTCAAAGCCAACAGCAGTAGTTGGATATTGAAGGAATGGAAGTATCCAACAGAACGCAGAGTATGG